AGAACAAATAAGTAAATATAAAAGAGAATAAAAAAAGTTCATTGGTAGCTAATTCCTGGGCAAGAAATACGATCATTCACTGTCTCGTATCTCCTTTCTACAACTTTTTGCCTAGGGATTAGCTACTGATGAGAAATAGGAGAAATAAGAATAATGGATTTTAAAAATGAAAGATTAATCATGTCTAAAGAAGAAGCAAGAAATAGAGCAAAAGAATTATTTAATGAAAATCAAGTAGATTTAATAACAAAATATATGTTTTTAGAACAACAATGCAAAAAACAAAAAGAAGTGATTGATAAAGCAATAGGTTACATACAAGAAAACACCTGTTGGGAATTACGGACAAGCAAAGTATTAGATATATTAAAGGAGAAATAAGAATAATGGATAAAGAAGAAATTAAAGACTATTTGAAAAGAGCTGATGAGTTAGGGGCTAAACTAACGGGAGAAGATAAAGAAACTTACGCTTGGTTAATTTATGGTTATAATCAATGTGCCAAATTGTTAAATGAAACGGAACAACAAGTCAAAAAGCAAAAAGAAGTTATTGATAAAACAAAAAATCACATAAACGATAAATTTGTCACACAAGGGGGATTCACAAGTTATGAATGGAATGACTTATTAAAACAACTATTAGATATATTAAAAGAGGTGTCAGAATGATTAAAAATTTGATTTTAAAAATAGCATTTTGGTGTGATAAACATTTAAAATGGCACAATTGTAAAATGTTAGGAAATGATGGGTGTAGCAATTATGGAATATGCAAATATTGTGGAGCTAAATGTTTACAAGATAGTCAAGGCAATTGGTTTGAAATTTAGGAGGTGTCAGAATGAAATTTAAAGAACATACTAGAAATCAAAAACGAATGTATAGAATACATAAACAAGACGAGAAAATACATGATTTAGAATTGATGATTGGTAAATTACAACAAGAAAACAAACAACTAAAAGAAAAGATAAATAAAACAATTAGAATGCTTGAAATACAAATTGAAGTGATAAAAGAACAGCCATCAGATAATTCTCTAAATGATAATATGGAAATTAAACAAAGAGAAATGGTTATTCGCTTATTAAAAGAGGTGTCAGAATGAATTTAGAAACAATAAATAAATGGCTAGATGAAGAATGTGGTTGTTCTTATACTAGATTGGAAGAATTACACAATTTTTATTTTGAAAAGTATTGTGATTTACAACAAGAAAATAAAAAACTAAAAATGATAGTTAATGAATATGAAAGGCTAAATAAAGGTTTTAAGATAACTGATGTTCAGAAATATAACATAGATGAATTATTAAGTTATAAAAAATACAAAGATAATTGGGATGAGTTGAAAGAATATTGCAAAGAAACTAAATTAAAAGAGTTTGAAAAATCATATGGTAAAAGATATGGGAAAACATTTACACAAGCAGAAATAATCGTATGCAATATGATTTTAGATAAAATGCAAGAACTAGAAAAAGGAAGTGGTAGTGATGTTAAAGATTAAAGATAAAAATGCAAATAAATACAAACCAAAAGTTACTACTATAAATGGCTATTGTGGTGCTGTGTATGAAGAAAATTTAAAACAATTTAGAAAAAAGTTAGAGAAAAAAGGTGGATATATAGCTGGAATTGTAACAATAAGGTCGATAGTAATATATCGAGAGAAAGTAGAGAGTGATGAGTAAATGACAGCTAAAGAAATGTTTGAAAAATTAGGTTTTTATTATGAAGAAAGAGCATATGGCTTTAGTTATGATGCTTATGATAGTGAAAGTGGTTGGCTAAGGTTTGTTGCCTTTGATATTGAAAATAAAACTGTTGAAATACATAGAATTAATATTTATTGGAATTATGAAACTAAATATACAAAACACACTCATTTAGACAAAGCAATAAATAAACAGATAGAGGAATTAGGGTGGAATAAATGTTAACATTACCAATAAAGAAAAAATGGTTTGACATGATAAAGTCAGGCGAAAAGAAAGAAGAATATAGAGAAATTAAACCTTATTACACAACTAGATTTTATGGTAGAGCATACGAACATAATGTAAAAAATGGATTTGTGAAAGAGTATGAAAGAAAATATATAACCATATTACTAAGAAATGGCTATTCAAATAATAGCCCATCTATAAAATGCAATATAGAATTATCAAAAGGTTACGGTAAAGAAGAATGGGGAGCAGAACCTAACAAGATGTATTATGTATTAAAAATATTGAGCGTAGAGGAGATTAAATAATGACCGATAAAGAACTAAATAGCCACGATTTGGCTAGAGAAATAGAAATAGTAAAATTACAAGAAGAAAATGAAGAACTAAAATCTATATTAAGAGGTACAACTCATTGCTTTGATGAAGAAGAACATAATAAACTTAAAGAAGAAAATCAAGAATTAAAGAAACAACTTGAAGAAAAAGAAAATATTGCTTGTAATTGGAAAGATAGTTGTTTAGAAAACGCTGGTAAGATAGAGATATTAGAAACTCAACAAAAAGTGTTTATAAAATATTTAGAAGATGAAATTAGTAAACAAAAAAATGATATATTTGCTAATGCTTTAACAAGTGAAGATATAGATTTGTATATAATGAAAATAAAGTTGCAAGAATTAGAAGAAATTTTGCAAAAATGCAAAGAAATAATAGGAGTATCAGATGAAAAAGAAAATTAGATACATAGAAGAAACATATACCGATAAATATAAATCTTTATATCAAGTAATACAAATAGATGTTGATTATGATAAAAATAGTAAAAGTGTTAGAGCAATGATAAACCCTAATTTAACTATATTACTTAAAAGAAGATATTTAACTGATATGTATGAATTAGTAAAAGAAGAAATAATAGGAGATGTTAAGAATGAAAATTAAAGTGATAGATTTACTTAATAAGATAGCAAATAATGAAGAAGTACCTGAAAAAATAAAAATAAATAATGTCATATATGAATATAGAGGTTATATGTATTGTACTGAAAAAGCCAATTATCAAGATATAGAAGATTATTTATTTGGGAAATGGAATTTTAATATATTAAATAATGAAGCAGAAATAATTGAAGAACCAAAGAATATAGAAAAAATAGAAATGTATGAAGACGAAGACGGTCATTATTTCTTGAAAAATAGAAATAACAAAATATACATTAGATGTGATGAAACAGATTTTATGGTTGATAAATTTAATGAACTAATAGATGAAATTAACAATTTAAAGGAGAAATAGTTATGAGATATTATTATGAATATAAATGTAAAAATGGTTGTAAAGTCAGTGGACATAATTTAGAAAAAATTGATTTTCTTGAGGATAATTATATTAAATTATCAGGTGTAGATGTTATTCAAACAAATATTGATTATGAAAAACTACATTGGGGAACACTTTTAAGTATGAATGAAATAGATTATTTAAAAATAGAACCTATGTTAGAAAAGGAGTTAAAGGATGAATAAAATAAATGTTAATTTATATGGTGGCAAGAGCATTTTTAAAGGTGTGAAAGAAATGCCATTAGAGGCAGAAATAACATATTGCGATAAATGTGAAAAATGTTCTTTTTATAAAAATGGGACTTGCTTTAGTGCGGGTAGATGGAAAGCAAATTGCAAATTTGGAGAAAAAGAAATAATTAAAGGTTATACTTCAAGAGCAACCAAGTATTATGATTTTCGACGAACTTATAAAAATGATGAAAAATATAATCTTTTAAAAGAACCTGGCCAAACAATAGGGATAATTGATGGTATAGTAATTTTAAATCTTAGATATATTAAAATTATTGAAGATATAAAAGTTGAAGAGAATGTTTGTTTTGGGAAAGATGATTTAGTTTATATACCATTAAATAAATTTAATAACAATATTATAAAACAAATATGCGATATAAAACCTAGAACTTTATTTGATGACGGTTATATAAGAACATATCATGAAGAAATAATTCCTAGATTTTTATATGAATTAAAATCTGATTTTAAAGATATTTATGATAATTTTATAAATGAATATCCAGAATATAACAAAGAATTTAATTTTGTTGGAAGAAAAGCGTACATAAATTCTTTAAGAGATGGTTTAGAAATAAATAGTAAGACTAACAAATGGAAAATAAGCAATGGCTATATAATTTGTGAAAAATGGCAAGATATATATCCTTTTAATGCAAGATATGGGGAAGTAAAAATTAAAATAACTAATGATTTAATTTGTGAAATAACAAACAATGAGCAAGTTGATGAAAATACAAAATTTGCAGATTAACAAAATATATGGAAAAATTTTAAAAAGAGTTAGAAAAAGATTTAAAAATATTGAGAAAAAATGAAATTATTAGTTAGAAAGGACAATAAAAATAGAATTATGAATTTAGCAACAAAAGTAAAAGAAATAGTAGAGTTATTAGATGAGTTAGATAAATATATTGATAATTTGTCTGATATGTGTTCTAAAAATGATCAAAGTATAAGTGATCTGTATCATTATATTGAAAACAATAAATTAGATAGTAAAGCTAGTTATAGAATGATAAAAGAACTTAAGTCTAGGTTAATTGATAGAAGAAAAATAAAAGAAGAACAAGAACTAGCTCATACGCTTAGAACATACCAACAAAGATTTGTTGGTATTGAAAATAGAAAATTACTTTTGGGGGAAATAGGTAAAACAGAAAAAAGATTAAATACTCAGTATAGATATAGAATATATAATGAGAATGAACTAAAAGAAATGATGGAGGCTTAAATGATACTAGAAAAACATTTAACTATTAAAGAAGCTAGAAATGAAATTGAAAAATTAGAAAATGAATTGGATGTGTACTTAACAAAGAAAAAAATAAATTACATTAAAACTCAGCCAGGATCTTCAAAATTTAAAGATGTGGTCACGAGTAGGACAAACGCAATATTTGATAAGTTTAGTCATTATATTATAAAAGATGAAGAATTAGATACTAAAATATATTCTTTACAAGAAAGTATATTGAGTTATCAAGAATACATTCTTAAAGAAATGCAAAGGATTTCAAATATAGAACCTTACAAGTTAAAAGTATATGAATTAAGAGAAGATATGGAATTTATAAGAGACCATAATAGAAAACGGACTTGGTTAGAAATAGCGGAGTTAACTAATTATTCTGATAGACAAGCAAAACGGATATATGCAGAAATTATTAATGGAAAATGTTAAAGATGTCCCACTCATGTCCCGATGCATGTGCTAAAATGGTATCATGGAATAATTATACATATTCCATATAATACCTCGTATGCGATTAGATTATTTTCTAATCGTTTTTTTAGGCGAATGGTGAAATGGTTATCACGGGGTTCTTATACAGCTTTATTGTAGGTTCAAGTCCTACTTCGCCTACCAATTTTATAGGTAGCATATTGAGTAAATAAGGCACATGGTAGAGCGTATCTTTATCGACTAAACCTCTCTAGGAATATCACTGATTAATTCTAGATAAAAAGTGGTTGCGAGAAGGAATAAACGGCATTTATTTACTTAATATGGTGTCTATAAGGCATTAGAGCATTAAGATTTAAGTAATAATTTACGTGTTGCCTTTATAGGTAGCATAGAGTAGATATAAAAGCGAGTGTTAGGGCGACTACGAAAACGTAAATCGGAGAGTAATTACCTCCAGAACGGTAGTCTATATCTATTCTATGGTGCTTATAAAAGCACTAACAATGCATCATAGCATGCCGAGAAAAACACATAAAATCCTGTGTTTGTATAGATTTTATTGAAATTATTTAATTATGAGAGTTAATAAAGTCTTATTTTAGAGGTGGGGAAAACTGCTGGAAAACCCTAGTCAGCGAACGAAAGTAGTCTACGAAATGCACAGAACTTAAATTTTTTCGCTGAGATTTAAGAGAGTACAAAGTAGTACTACCTTTTTAGGTAGTGTACTGATGATATATAAATTGGGTATGCTGGGAAATGAAAGGGTGCAATATTAATTAATAACTTGCAAGATTGATTAATATTCCTAGTGAAGAAATATAGGTTTGCAATCGACCAAATATTTAATCATGACTAACAAAGGAAGAATTGCTATATTAGTATGTAAAAAGCCTTTATATCATTAGTACAGTATCTAAAAAAGAAAGGAAAGATGTAACAATGAAATATATATTAGCTATAGTACTTGTAATAGTTATGCTATTATTTGCTATTATTACATCTATACTAGTTGCTCACAAAAAAGAAATTTGGGAATGTATCGAATTTGATAGAAACTATAAAAAATAAATAGTGGGATAGTGTAATGGTAACATATTAGTTTCAGAGGCTAAAGAAAAAGGTTCAATTCCTTTTCCCACAACCAATTATTAGAAAGGAGGAAAATTATGGTTGAAGTAGTAGTTAAAATACATAATTTTGAAGATAAAGAAAACAGAGATTTAGGGTTATTACAACCAGGTTATAAATACGAAATTACAAAAGAAAGAGCAAAGTATTTATCTGATAGAGGTATTATAGAAATAATTTCTAAAACAAAAAAAGATAAAAATGTAGAAGAAGGTGATTAAATATGAATTTGGATAAGTATATAAGAATAGCACTAACAAATTTATCCAATAAGTATAAAATCACTTTAATTGAAATAACAGTTGCTAAAGATGGCAAAGTAAATAAAAATTATTCAGTTTCTTATGAAGAATTAAATTCAGATGAAATATATCCAAAAAAAGAAATTTTTAAAAGCAAAAGAGAATTAGTAAGTTGGTTATTATGTCTAAAGTAAGAAAAAAGTTAACAGATAAGAAAAAGAAACTGATAATAGCTGATTATATAGAATGTGGTAATTATTCTGAAGTGGCTAGAAAACATAATGTATCAGACACTACTGTTAGAAAACTTGTTAAGTCCGATAAAACCAGTTCGGAAAAAATTGAACAAAAAAAAGAAGAAAATACACAAGATGTTTTAGCTTATATGGATTCTCTTAAAGACAGAAAAAAAACTATTGTTGATAAATTGTTGAGAGCAATAGAAGATAAAGCAGATAATTTAGATAATTTTACAAATATAAAAGATGTTGCAAGTGCTTACGGAATAATAATCGATAAAGAGCTTAAATTAAGAGAAATAAAAAACCAGACATCAAATTCTGAAAATGGAGTTGTGATAGTTGATGACTTACCAAAATAAAACAATAATAAAAATGAGTGATTTAATTATTCCTAAATATTACAATAATTTCAATGATATTGTACATACCCACCAAATATATACAAGTGGACGTGCTGGCACAAAATCAAGTCGAGGTGCATTAAGAGCAGTTCGAAGAATTATTAATACAAAGCCCGGTTCAGTAGTCATATTGAGAAAGTTTCATAACAAATTGAAAAAAACGGTATTTAATGAGTGCAAAAGAGCTATTACAAGACTGAAAATTCCAAAAAAAAACTTCAAAATAACCGTTAGTCCAATGCAAATAAAATATTTGCCTACTGGTAATACAATTTATTTTACTGGTAATGACTCGATAGATGATACAAAAGGTATGATAGATGAAGATAGACCAATAGTGTTAGTTGAATTGGATGAATTAACGGAGTTCTTTGATAAAGGCGATGGAGAAGACGAAATTCAAAATATCGAAGCAACTTTTATTAGAGGAAATGAAGAAGAATTTGTGATGGAATATTATTTTAATCCTCCAAAGAATCCGAAATCTCCAATAATGGATTGGCTTAATAAAATGATTTTAAGAGAAGATTGTGTTCATATTCATACAGATTATAGAGATGTTCCGGAAAGTTGGCTTGGAAAGAAATTGATTCAAACTGCTGAAATATTAAGAAAATTAGATGAAAAAATGTACAGTTGGCTATGGTTAGGATTATGTACTGGTATTGATGAATTAATCTATTATATGTTTAATGAAGAAATTCATGTTAAAGAGTGTACACAAGAAAACTACAAAAATATGAAAAATATTTATATTGGAGTAGACTATGGTCAAATGAACGCAACGACTTATCAGGCATTCGGGATAGATTATACTGATAAGTGTGTTAGGGGTATTGATGAATATTATTACAGTGGACGCGATACTGGAAAACAAAGAAGCCCAAGTGATTATGCACAGGATTTTAAAAGTTTTAAAGAAAAATTGGAAAAAGAAACAGGACTAAAAGTCTTGTTTGTTTTTATAGATCCATCTGCAAAAGGTCTTGCAGAAGAAATAAAAAAAGTATGCAGTGATGTAATAGTAAGAGATGCCAAAAACGATGTTGCGTTAGGAATATCAAGAGTTCAAAAATTATTTTCTTATCAAAGATTATTTATATCTCCTAGACAAAAGCATTTAATAGAAGAAGAATATAAATATGAATATGATAAGGATCAATTAGAAAAAGGGAAAGAAGTTCCTATAAAACAAAATGACCATTGTGAAGATGCAAAGAGATATTTAATAATGGGAATTTGGAAATTTATAAAAATAATGTTACCAACAGTTGGAGGTGATGAAAAAGATGATACGTGATTTAATAAATAAGTTTAAAGGATGGTGGAACAAAATGTTCGATTATAATAAAATAGTAAATGATTTTGGTCTTGATTTACAAACATCACAAGATATGTTAGATGCTTTTCAAAAGTGGGCACAAATATTTAATGGAAATGAGCCTTGGATAGATGATACGACAGCATCACTGCATGTGGCAAAAACAATAAGTGAAAAAGTTGCAAAAGCCGTAACAATTGAATACAAGAGTATTTGTAGTGAACCATATATTGATAAAATATATCAAAGATTTTTGACTAGAAAAAGAGTTAATGCAGAATACATGATTGGAAAATCTTGTATTTTTTTTAAGCCATATTATACAAAAGAAAATATTAGTATAAGTGTTATTCAAGCTGATAAGTTTATTCCAGTTAAATTTGATGATGATGGTAATCTTTTGGGAATCATAATAATAGATCAATTAACAAAAGGAAATGATGTTTATACAAGATTAGAATATCAAGAATTAAATAATAATACTTTAACAATTAAAAATATTGTCTATAAAGGCAGAAAAGATGGCGTAATATTAGAAAGAAAAATTAATTTGTCTGATGTTGATAAATGGAAAGATATTGAAAAAGAAACATCAATAGAAGGTGTAGATAGACTGCTTGGTGGATTTGCAAGTATGAAAAGTGCAAATACTATTGATAATTCATATCCTGGCGGAGTTCCAATTTGGTATTCGGCAATTGATACTTTAAAAGAAATAGACAAACAATATTCTAGGACTCTATGGGAATTTGAAGGCACAGAGCTTGCAATAGATGCAGATATTACCTTACTAGAAGGTATAGAAGATAAAAAATATAAAATGCCTGCTAGAAAGAAAAGGCTTTTCAGAAAATTAAACTTTGATGAAGCCAAAGATAAATCTTATAACATTTTTAGCCCTCAAATACGAGATACATCATTATTTAATGGATTAAACGAGTATTTAAGACAAGCAGAAAGTGAATGTGGTCTAGCTTTTGGTGTCATATCTAAAATGGATTCTATAGCAAAAACCGCAACAGAAATAAAATCGGCTAAACAAGATTATTATGTAACTGTTGCTGATATTCAAGATTCTTTACAACACGCATTTGATGATTTAATTTATGGTATATACGTTTTGTGTAAATTATACGGCATTCCAGTTAAAAACGATTACGTCGTTGAACATGATTGGGATGATAGTATTTTAGTCGACAAAGATAGCACTCGTAATCAAGCATTAATAGAAAGAAATGCAGATATTACAAGTGATGTTCAATACATTATGGATACTAAAGGAATGAAAGAAAAAGAAGCTATAGAATATGTAAAGAAACAAATAGAATATCGTAAGTTAACAGAAATAAAAGAAGAGAAAGATTCAATTGAAGAATAATGACGAAGTATGAGTTTGATAATTTAATTAAACCTTTGGTTGAAATTTATGATGAAATTGAACTTGATATTATAAAAGACATGCTTTCAAGATTATTGTCTTACGATGATATTCAAGGAACTTTGAAATGGTATTTAGAAAAGTTAAACGATTTGAAGTCCTTTAAAAAAAGTAGCCAAAAGCTTATCAAAAACAATAAAAAAAACATTGAAAAAGTATTAAAAAGTATAGTTGAAAATGCTGGAACAAAAGTTGATGATTTTGATAAGTTAGAAGAATATTTTAATAAAGGATTGATAAAAAATAATCCAAATAGTTTATATAATAGTACTGCAATTAACAATTTAATATCTGAAGCATTTAAAGATAGTAAAAGCATTATGGATCTGATTAATACAACTGCTATAGAGGGTGCTAACAAAGTTTATAGAGATATAATTAATAAAGCATTTATACATATTCAGAAAGCATTAGAAGAGCATTAAAAAAATTTGCTAAAGAAGGTATAAAAACAGTTAACTATGAAAGTGGAGTAAGTTTAACAATTGAATCTGCTATTAGAAGAGATGTTGTTACTAGAGTAAATAAACTAGTCGGAGATTGTGAAATCGAACATGCAAAGAAATTAGATACTAATCTAGTTTATGTTGATCAACATTTAGGTGCTAGAATCAGGACAAAATATACGAAACATGATTATGAAGCTCATGATGAGTGGCAAGGAAAAAAATATATGATAGTTGGTTCTAGCGAAGAGTACCCAAACTTATATGAGAAAACAGGTTACGGAGAAATGTTAGGGCTTAAAGGAATAAACTGTTACCATCATATGAGACCGACATGGGAGTGGGAAGAAATACCTGATAGAATTGCTGAAATAGAAAATAAAGAAAGGTATGAGCTACTTCAAAGACAAAGAACATTCGAACGAAATATACGAAGTTTAAAAAGGGAAAAGGCAGTAGCAAAAGAAACAGATGACAAAGAGTATTTTTCTAAAGTAAATAAAAAAATAAAATCAATTAATGAAGATTTTGATAAATGGCTAAAAGATAATAAATTAACAAGGGATTACAATAGAGAATATGTCAGTAACGAATTAGTAAAACCGCTTAAAGAAGATAATTGGTTTAATCATTTAACATTTCAAGAACAAAGAGATTTAAAAGAATATATATCATCTGGTTCATATAAAATCAACGAATCATTATATAATAGAAGAAAGTTAACAGAAGAACAAATTAGTTTTAGAGATAGTTTAGATAATGCATTATCTAAAGTTCCTAAATATCAAGGAGAAGTTAATAGAAGTGTAAATATAGAAAGTCAAGAACAATTAAATAGTATTTTAAGTATATTTAATAACAATGAAAGAATTGGTAGTTGGGGGGCTTATATTTCTTCTTCTAAAAAAATATATGATGGAGATATGCTGTTGCAATTCATTATCAAATCGAAAAATGGAAGGGATTTATCTACTTTGAATAACGAAGGCGGTGGAGAAATATTGTTCGGAAGACAAACTAAGTTCAGATATATTGATTTAAGTAGAAAAAATGGTAAAATATATATTAGGTTGGAGGAAGTAGAATAATATGGACAATAAACTAAAAAACGGTAATTCTTTGGAAACGCAATTTTGGAGCGATGAAGTAAAGGTGGATCCTGATAGCCCACTAACAAAATTAGTTGATAAAATATGGAATTTAAAAGACGATTACATTCCAACAGATGAAGAAACAGAGCAATTTAATAAAGAGATGAAAGAATATCATAAAAATAAAAGTAACACTCAAAAAGAATAGAGTGTTTTTATTATGCTATCTTTATAGGTAGCATATTGAGTAAATATATTGAGTTTATAACTAAAGAGATTACTTGTTATAAGACATATATTAACAACGATGGTTATAAAACAGGTTGTCTGTATTTACTTAATATGGTGCTTATAAATGCACTAGGTCGATAGAAATATCGGCTTTTTTCGTGTGCCATAGCAACGGTAGGACTAGGAATCATTTTAAATCACACGTGGGCGAGACCACGGAAAAAAACGGAGGAGGAAATATGAAAAGAGAAGATTTAGAAAAATTAGGATTAAGTGAGGAGCAAGTTAATGGTATTATGAAACTCAAAAGCACTGCAATGAGTGAAATGGATACATTAAACAGCAAAATCGCTCAATTGACTACTGACAAAGAAAATCTTCAAAAACAATTGAATGATGCTAATACTGAAATTCAATCTTATAAAGATATGGATATTGATAGCATTAAAAAATCAGCTGAAGATTGGAAAACAAAATTTGAAGAAATGGAAGCAAACCAAAAGGCTGAAAAAGAGAAAAGTATTAGAGATGAAAGAACTAATGCTTTTTTTAATGACATTAAATTTGCAAGTGAAAGTGCAAAAGCAGGAGTAATAGCACAATTTAATGCAAAAGACTTTAAGTATGATGAAGAATCTAAAAAGTTTTTAGGAGCTTCTGAATGGCTTAAGGATTTACAAGAAAAGGATAGTGGAGCATTCCTAAGTGAAGTTGTAAACCCTAAATTTACAACAACACCAACAGCTCCAAAAATTGATGGCACTGCAGATGAATTGCGTGAAGCAATGGGACTAAGTGTCGAAAAAAAGTAATATAGAGGAGGAAAGAAAGAATGAATAATATTACATTATCAAAAAATTATGTACCTGTACTAGATGAGGTATATAAAAATGCAGAAACATCTAGTGTCTTAAACAGCCCTGAAAAAGACATAAAAATGGGACAAAAAGCTGGAGAATTTTTAATTGCTAAATATTCTATGGATGGTCTTAAAGATTATTCAAGAAATAGTGGTTATAAGAAAGGGAACGTTAAACTTGATTGGGAAACTCATAAAGCAAATTATGATCGTGGTGTAAAATTTGAAATTGACACAATGGATAATGAAGAATCTGCTGAGCTTGCTTTTGGAAAACTAGCTGGAGAATTTGCTAGAACTCAAGCTGCTCCAGAACAAGATGCATTTACATATGCAACTCTTTCTGGTAAAGAAGGAGTTTCTATCACTAATGAAACATTGACAAGCGGAGATGATATTTTAAATGCAATTCAAAGAGAACAAAGTGCAATGGATGAAGAAGAAGTAACTGGTGTTTCTAGATACCTATTTATAACTTCAACACTATTAAGAAAAGCACAAAATGTTGAGAAATATAAATCAACTGGAGTATTAGATGAATTTGCAGGCATTGTTAAAGTTCCACAAAAAAGATTTTATACTGCTATTAATCTTTTAAGCGGAGATGACGGCGATGAATCAATTGGAGGATATGAAAAAGCTGTTGCTGAATATGTTAAAACTAGTGATACTAGTGTAATAAGCGGAAAAACATATTATACTAAGAGCGGTGATACATACACTAAATTTACTGGAAATTCATTTACTTCAGGAACAGACTATTATGAATTAGTAGCAGAAGCAGGTAAAGATATTAACTTTATGATTGTTGAAAAATCTGCTATTTTAAAATGGCCTAAACATACAGCATCAGATATAATCGTTCCAGAAAACAACCCAGATAGTGATGCTTATATTCAAAAACATAGAAAATATGGTATTGTTGATATTTATGAAAACAAAGTGGCTGGCGTTCGTGTATCTGCTAAGCCACTTGCTTAGTTTTCTGAAGGAGGAATATAGATGGCAACTAGAATTGGTGTAGGTGTAATTTCTAAGTCAAATAATGCAGAAATTGAACTTTTAAGAGCGGAATTAAATTTAGTTCGTGCTGAAAACGAAACTTTAATGGTTGAAAAACTAGATTTAGAAAAAATACCAAAAGAATTAAAAGAAAAAGTTGATAACTTAGAAAATCAAGTTAAAGAATTAACTGAAGAAAAAGCTAACTTAGAAAATCAAGTTAAAGAATTAACTGAAAAATCAAATAAAAAAAATCAAAAAAATTCTGATAATTCAGAAGAATAGGAGGTTAAAGGTATGCTAACTAAAATAGTTGATTATGATTATTATTCTGATACATATGAAGGTTCTAGCATACCTGAATCTTCATTTAATAAATATTCAATAAGTGCAAGTAGTAAAGTAAATTTTTATACTTCAAATAGAATTGATGAAACTAATCTTGATAATAATATCAAAAATACAATATGTGAAATAGCTGAAATATTGTATAAACAAGATGTGTTAATAGAAAAGACTGAAAAAGATACGAAAGAAATAGCTAGTGAAACTGTTGGACCTCATTCTGTGAGTTATGTTAATAAATCAGGTATTCAAATACAAAGAATTTTATCTACTGAAGAATTAGAGAGAAAAATTTATAGTATTTGTTATGAAAAGTTAGCAAATACAGGATTAATGTTTAGAGGACAAAATGTTTCCAGATAAAGTAACTGTGTTTAATGTTGTCGGTGATAAATTTAATCTATGTGTTGTTGATAATGTATTTGCTCATACGGAAAAAATAATATCTAAAGAAGGCAATGGTGAAAAGTATTCTACAGCGCATAGAGTGATATTTTCTAATAAAGCTTTAGAAAAATATTTATCATATGAAAATTACATAGCTTTAAACGATAAGAGTAATAATTTTACACTTAAAGAAAATGACTTAATTGTCTTTGGAGAATTTAAAGAAATCACAGATTTATCCGAGGTGCAAAAGTCTCATGTTGATTATTTTTTGATAAAGTCTATATCAGATAACACTTATGCTATTAATAATTTAAACAATATAGAGGTAACAGATTGAAAATTAAGGCAAGTCTAGAGTTACCAAAAGATTTAGTTAAATCAGTAGGTTTAGACGAAGGCGGAAAAGTTCAAAAATATATTGATAGTTTTGTTTTATATCATAGTGAACCTTATGTTCCAGGTAAACATATACACGACTCTGGCGTAGTAGCTACTAAAATAGGAAGTGGTAAAGTAATTTGGGATACTCCAGACGCAAATTACCTTTACGAAGGTAAATTGATGGTGGACCCAATCACTTTAAAGGGAGCCTTTTTTGCTCCCGACTATGGTTTTTGGAGTAGACCAAATACACAAAAAATAATGGACCCGACCGGTCGAGATTTAGTATATCATGGCGGTGGTTTACGAGGCCCTCATTGGTTTGACCGAATGATAGAAAATGAAATGGATGATTTATTAGATGGAATAGTTAAATTAATTGGAGGTAATAATGGAAAATAAAGCAATTATTGAATGTATAAAGGATTATTTTAAACAATGTCCTTATTTAGGTGATTTAGCAAAAATAAATGTCGATTATCTAAATGTAAACTCTAATGATTGTGAGTATTGGTCTATAGAGCAAGTAGAAGCCCCATTAATTTTGGGGACTAACGTGTTGAAAACAAAAACGCACAGACAATGTCAATTTGTAATTGCAAGTCGTGCTTTTTTTAATCCACTAAAAGATACTCAAAATATTGAAAATTTACACTTATTTGAAAAAATAGCTGATTGGGTATGCCAAAATAATTTTAAAGGTAAATATCCTGAGCTAAACCAAGGAGAAGTATCAACCTCGCTCGAAATTACAAGTGGGGGATATCTTTATGGAACGGATAAAACAAACACAATTGCTAGATATGAAATGAGTTGTAAATTGCTGTATGATAAGGAGGAGAAAAATATATGGCATTAACGTTATTAGATGGAAATAATAAATTTAATCGTGAAGATCACATAACTTTTTTTAATTCGAATATCACTGCATGTGATGAATCTGGAATAACCTATGGGGAAACTCCTTCATGGGTGCCATTCGGAGAAGATAATGATGAATTAACTCGCGAATTAAATAATGAAATTGAGTCAAAAAAGAATGTATTAGGTAAAACTAATATAGATCATACTGCTGGAGCACAAACTTCTGAAATTGATCCAGTAGCAATCCGTGGAAACGATGTATTGTCTAAAATATTATATTTAATGTTTAAATATAATCTAACTGGAGATAAAGCAACTCTACAATGTATGGAAGTAACACTTGCAGATAAACAAACTGATGGTTCTTACGGAGCATTTACTGAAGACGCTGTAGTTGATTTAAAATCTTGGGGTGGAGATACAACTAAGATAAATGCGCCAATTACTTTAAATTGGAAAGGTAATAAAACACATGGCACATTTAATGCCACATCTAAAGCATTTACTGCAACTACATCAGCATAATAGCGGGGCAATTTTGCCCCTTTTTATTTTTAAATTTTATGAAAGGAATTAAATATGAATATAATAGTAAATAAAAAATTTATTAAAGAAGATATTTTAGATGAAAATGGAAATAAATTAGGAGAAATAAAATTTAATCCAAGCGATAACAGAATAATGGCAAAAATAACAAACATTTTTAACACTTGCACAAATGCCCTAAAAAGACTTGAAAATAAAGGGGAAATTCCAGATTTACAAAATACCAGATTAGAAACAATGGAAGATTTTGAAAATGCAAAAGCAGATATTCAAAAGGTTTGTGATGTAATAGGAATAGAAAGCGATACTATTAGTAGTGTATTTAAAAATTTATATGAAGTATTTGGAAAAGATACTATTGATATTTTTACAGGAGGTACTGAAGATATAGATTTATTAATTCCGCTTTTAGAATTTATTGCTCCACATGTAAGAGATGCAAGGAATCAAAAAGTAAATCGCTACATTCAAAATGAAGATCCGGAAGTATTGTAATGAATATATTGACAGATAAATTACCAACTAAAATTAGAATTAATGAAAAAATATACGACATTAATTACGATTTCAGAACAGTAATTGATATTTTAATAGCTTTGGAAGACAATGAACTTACAAATTATGAAAAGGCGTATATAATGGTTAAAAAACTTTATAAAGAAGATATACAAGATGATGAATTTTCGGTTGCTTGTGATAAAGCTATATTATTCATAGACTGTAATGGCAGTTTTAAGAGTAAGAATAACTCATCACAACGAGTTTATTCTTTCAAAAAAGATGGGGGGTATATTTTTAGTGGAATTAATTCTACGCATCACATTGATTTAGAAAAAGAAAATAATCTCCATTGGTGGAAATTTATGTCTTTATTTATGGATATGAATCCAGATTGCATGTTTGGAGAAATAACCTATTATAGAACTAGAAAAAATGAAGGTAAACTTACCAAAGAAGAAAAAGAACAATACAAAAAAATTAAGGGCATTATTGATTTAGAAGATGTAAAAGTACATCAAGAATCAGAAGAAAGAAAAAGGTTTTTTGAAGAATTTTATAAAAATTAAAAATAAGGAGGTGCTTTATGTCTGGCAATTAAAAAAGCAGCGATAGTAGTTGATACTACATTAGTACATGAAAGAATTGATAAAGATTTTGATAATTTAACAAAACACACAGAAAAGTTAATAGATAGCTATAACAAAACAGTTGATAGTATTAAAAGTCAAGAATTAGCTTTAGATAAAGTTCAAGGAAAACTTGAAAATTTGCAATTATATGCTCAAACTGGACTTTTAAAAGAAGGCGAAGATGTAAAAATAAATCAGTTGTCTAGTCAAGTTGAGCTAATGACTAATAAATTAAATGATACTAAAGAAAAAGCCAACGATTTAAAAGATGAAATTAATGATTCACTAAATCAAAAGTCAATATTGAAATATGGCGAAGGTTTTAAAGAATTAGGCAAAAAAATTGATAAATTTAAATTAAAAATGTCGAGGTTAATTGGCACTGCAATGATATTTAACTTAATGCGAAATCAATTAACGAATTTAAGGAATAATATGATTTCTTTATTGAAAACTAATTCATCTTTTAGTAATAATTTGAATCAAATAAGAGCTAACTTAATGACGGCATTTGCTCCAATTTATAATGCTTGTTTACCCGCAATAAATTCATTAATGAATGCTCTATCAAAATTAACAGGAACTATTGCTAAATTTGTCTCTAGTTTATTCGGAAAAAGTTTGAAAGATGCAAAAAATGAAGCTTCCGGATTATCAAAAGCATTGAAGAAAGTAAAAAATAGTGGTAAAGAAGCAAGCGGATCATTAGCGAGTTTTGATAAACTTGAAGTTATTGGAAATGATAACGCAAGTGGAAATTCAGATGATATAAATTATGACAATGAAATAACATATAGTCAAAAAATATTGGATATATTAAACGCAGTCAAAAATTTTGTTATTCAAAATAAAGAACTGATAATAGGCTTTTTGTATGGTTTAGCGGCTGGCATTATTGCTGTTAAACTAGGAATGGACGGAATAAAAGCTTTAGCTTTTGGTACAATGCTTGCAGGTGTTGTAACTTTGATTCAAGGAATAATGCAATTTATACAAGACCCATCATGGGATAATTTTGCTGTAATATTACAAGGTTTATCTCTAATACTTGCCGGCGTTGCTATTGCAATGCTAGCAGTAAATGCCGCAAATCCAGTAGCTTGGATTTTACTAGCAATAGCAGCACTAACTACGTTAGGTGCTTTAATTATTAAACATTGGGATGATACAAAAGCCATTTTGGAAAAAGTAGGGGATTGGATTTATGATCATGTAATAAAGCCAATAAAAGATAAATTCCAATCAATGATTTCTTTTTTCAAAAATTTGATTTCAAAAATAGTTGGGTTATTCAAAACTTTAGGTACTAAAGTTGGGAATGTTATAGGAAGTGCATTTAAGATTGTAATTAATGGAGTCTTGAAATCTATAGAAGATATACTTAATTTTCCAGTTAAATCAATCAATAAACTAATAGATGTTATTAATAAAGTCCCTGGTATTAATATTGGGACATTACCGACATTTAATTTACCAAGACTTGCAAAAGGTGCTGTTATTCCAGCAAGGCACGAATTTGCGGCAATTCTAGGGGATCAAAAACATGGAACTAATATTGAAGCCCCATTAGAAACTATTAAACAAGCAAATAGAGAAGTAATGGAAGAATTTATTGGGGTTTTATCAAATCTTGATAATAAAGAAAGGGAAATTGTTTTCAAAAATCTAACTATTATTACTCAATTGGGAACGAGCAGTGTTAAGAAAGTAGTTTTAGATAGCATAAGATTGTCCGAAAAAGAACTTGGAAAACAATTGCTGCTAGCATAGGAGGTAGTTATGAATAAAATAAAAATAATAAATCCAGACGATACAACAGATTTTTTTGAAATACCATGGGAATGGTTACCCCGAGGTACGCAAGGACCAACACTTAACGATTTGGAATCTTCTGCTGAAAGAGGAAAACTTAATGGGTATTTAAACCGTGTTAGATGCGCAGAAATACCAGCTGCTACACTAGATATAGATAAAAGGCTTACACAAGGGGAATTATATCCTCTTTTGAAATTGTTGAAATTAGTAAAAATTAAAATCTATTATTTTGAAAAGTATTTAAATAAA